AATATTAAAAGAACAGGATTAGATTTAGGGTCTTTAGCTCTTTGAAACAGAGTTTGTTCTATTTCTTCTGCGAAATCATCTTTAACGTCATTAAATCTGGTAATAAAATCAAACTTATCATCTCGTTTCCAGCGTTTGTAGGTACTTCTACCTATACCAGTCTTCTTACATGCGTGTGTAATCGTACCTAATTCTTCAAATGCTTCGAGAAATAAATCTTGTCTAGCTTTAATAGCTTCAGGATTATTACCTGGCATACCTGGAACAGCGTTACTAGCCATTAATAACCTCTCTTTACCATACCTTTCTTCTTATTTTTCTTAGGGGGTCTTCCTCTTTTTGAACCGTACGTTCCCTTTCCTTTAGGCATTATGTCCTCCTAGATTTTTTATTATCTCCAATATACAGGCTCACCATCTCTCATTATAAGATACCATATATGTTTATTCTTACATTTGTATTTAAACTCACGTTTATGGGAATATCGTTTTGTCCTACACCTCTGTTTGCAGTCATCATAAGGACAATTCATCTCATATCTAAACGCCTGATTACCATAACCATTAGTAAAAGTCATAACATAAACAGTTTTAGCGTGGTAAAGAGAAGTATAATCCTTTTTACGAATTAAAATAGTCGCATGTTCATGTGAATCACTATATTTATTTCGTTTAATTCTATAAGTTGGAGCAGTAGAGTAATCAGTATAACCACAAATAACACATTTGTTGCCGTCATCACTAGGAATAGTTGCCCCTAAACACTTACTACAACCTCTTACCGTAACCATAAAAATGATGTTAGCATAAACTCGGTGGAAACGGAAACTAGGGCGTGGTGCTTTGCCTCACCACCATTGACCATTTCGTGCAGTACGTTGCCCTAGACTAATCTGTGTTCTTTCCACCACCCTGTGATACAATAGCCACGAATCATAGTTACCTCCTATCAACTATTGATTCACTTAACTAAAGCCTTGTAGGACTATATCACCAGTCTTATAAGGCTTTTCTCATTACATAACTATATTTCAGTAATAATCCTTCCCTTGACAATATTTATTTGTTATTTGTATAATTTAATCCCCAGTAACTATTAACTAATACTAATAAAGTTAATAAAAAGAAAGAATAGAATAGAATAGTTACTAAGATACTAGTAACTAGTTACTATCCTTTCTCTTTTTGTATTTTTTAAAATATTACAGTACCAATAATCCCAGAACCCAGAAACTATCCCTTCCTCTTTTATAGAAATTAAATGTATACAGGTATAGACCAATACCATACAGACTAATACAAGAGGGACCCCGTGTGATACAGATAAGAGAGAGTCGTCACTATCGCTCCTCCTAGGTTTTTTTTTGTTTTTTGTTCTAATTCTGTTCTAATATAGAGTATCTTATTCAATTTCTAGGATTTGGATTTTCTCACATTCAAGAATCATAGATTCTAGAATATTCAAAAAGCTACTGTGTCTTTTTATATTAGTAGGTCATGAATTTATAAATATAATCTTCAATATCAAGGTATCAAGATTCTTTTATTTCAGGGTTTTGTGCTGTAAATCCAATAATTTAGCTAATTTTGGAATAGGCGTTAAATTTGTATTTAGGTAGGTTAGTACATATTTGCGATATTAACGCCTGTA